ATCCAGCACTCTTGGCATCATAGTGTGGGTTTCCTTTACCCATATGAGAAATTGTTTTCTCAATCTTTTTGGCTTTCTCTGGATCTACTTCTTCCTTAACTTTCTCTTTCTTCTTACCCATTGCCTTACCAATGACCTTACGACGATTGAGAAGATACTTGTCAGTCTTGTCGTGGTCACCATCGTTGTCGATGTCCTTATCTTCCTGACCTACTGGATCATGATCTGGTGCAGCCAGTTTCTTCTCATAGATGGATCTGTAAGCATCACCCCAACCCTTACGGATTTGTGATACTTCTTCGAAGTGTGGGTTCTTCATCTTAGAACCCATCTTCTCCATATCCTTACGAGCCTTCTCGTTATTCTCTTGTCTCTTCTTCATATCTGTTTCCAGATATGACTTATCAGCCTTCTCAACCAACTGAAGGAGAAGAGTCTTGACATTCAATGACTCTTGTGCAACCAATTGACCATGAGTTCTTTGGACTCTCTTCTCTTGGTTGAATCTTGCTGACCAAGACTCCTGAAGTCTCTTGTTATATCTATATTTTCCAAACTCCTCAAGAGCAATTGTAGATGCCTTAGAATCAATGACATCAAATGCTTTGTTCAGTGACTCACACAGTCTATCAATCTTTGCCTGTCTGCCATCAATGTTTGACTCAACAAACATCTCACTGAAGATTGTATGTGCAGAGTCTACTGAGTAACCTTTCTGGAACATCTCTTCCAGAACACTCTCTACAATCTCATCTAGATCAGTGTCAGTCAAAGCAGAGAGATTCATCTCAGAGATCTCATCTCTTATAGAAGTCAATTCTTCTTTTGCTTCGGTGTTATGGACGGCTTTATAAGCTTCCATAAAGTTACGCATTGATGAAGACATCTTTTTTACAAATTACTTTTTCTTATCTTTATTTATGTCTTCGAGGTATTCTCTTTCGTTTTGATAGATCGAAGAAGGGTTCATATACAAATGAATCCCCTCTTGAATACCTGGTATCAACCATTGGTCAACACGATAACAATACTTCCAGTTGACGGGTTGAATACAATTCATAACAACCACTGACCAAAATGCGGTAACATAATTCAAAAAGGTTGTCATAATTCTTGTTTCCAAACCAATTGATAAGCCATCTTATCTCTAAGATTATTAATACGACGTTCATCAAAGTGTGCAAAGTTTGGATATTTTTCTACCTTTTTGTAGTAATGTAACGCATTAAGGATAATTGTATAATCCTCCATGGTCAAATCAAACTTCACAATTTACCACCAACAAATCCACTATTTACAACTCTAGTGTATAGATGAAGTGTTCCTTCTTGTTCACATTTAAGATACCATCGAGTCATTTCTGTCACCTTTTCTTTGGTAAGTGCAAACAAAAAATCCTTTCCAGTATCTTTACGGACACTCTTCCACAAGGAAAAACCCTTCTCAACATAGAATGCATCATCAATCCATTCTACTTCTGCAATTTCTGGGTGTTCATTGGCAGATTCCCTTACCTGTGCCTCATCGAGCATTTCCTCATGCGTCACTTAAACATTCCTCTCTCTTTCATAAACTGTAATGACTCTTTCATGTTTCCAATATGAGAATATCCTAATGCAACTTGTGGATATGTTGCATCTTTTCCGAATTCAGATTCAAACGCTCTTTGTGTAAAATGATTGTTGAGTTGATACTCCAATATATCAAGTTGTAATGTTTTAAGGAGAGCTGTCATTCTCTCACACTCTTGACTACCGTTGGTGTAAATAACTGCTTTAGTCACGTTGCCTCCAGTCATCAGGTTTTTCTCTTTGAAACCAATCTACAATTTCATCTGCCCCATTAAACCCCTTTTTGTAATTAGATGGGTCGGGGTCACCTAATCCCATCTTATTCATAAAATCATCCATAGTACCCTCCTGAATATCCTGAGCGGCTTGACGACGTGCTTTATTCAACCAATCTCTTGCAGTAGTATATGACTTGGCAATCTTCTCTGCCCAAATCATATCCTCTAATTTGACTTCTTCTTTATTTGCAATTTTGTTGCAAATAAACTCCAACCGAAGTCTGTATTGGGTAGATAGCATATCTATTTTTATTCTTTAGAGTATTTATTCTTCAGGGTTATCTTTTTTATTAAACCCAAATGATGCTTCTTTCTCTTCTAATGCTAATTTAAGAGCAACACCACCAACTGCTTCCATGACTTTCAAAATGTCTTCAGCCTTAGCGTCTTCACCAAGTTCTTTGGCAATATACCAATACTTTGGCCAGAATGTTTCACCAGCCTTTTCATAGTCTTCGAGTGTAAGAATTTTCATAATTTAGATAATACTTCTTTGTAAATGTTTTCTGCGATTGCTTTCATCATGAGTGGAGGGACCATCCTACCAACACGTTCAGTTTGTTGTGACTGAGAACCTGTAAGGATGAAGTCATCAGGTAGAGATTGAATACGTTTAAGTTCCTGAACTGTCAGAACACGATCCTCACCCCAATGGATAAGTCCACCACTTGCAGTAAGTGTAGGAGAAGGTTTGTGAATAGATGCTCTCTTGGTATTGAAACAATGTCCTTTCTCATGATAGTCCATACCAGTTAGAACTTTCTTAGGGTTCTTTGGCATCTTGTGGACTACACGTTGGTAGATACCACTGTTCAACATATGTTCAGTGAGTTTCTTGACATTCTCTGGATCATTCTGCACACCACCAATAATATCACCAATGGTTGTTTCTTTAGAAGATGTGGGTGGAAACAATGAAGATACTGTCAATACGTTTAGACCAACCTTCTCTGCGATGTCCTGACGAACAGCAATGAAGATAAGTCTTTCTCTACCCTGACCGACACCATGATAAGATGCCTTCATAACTTTAGATGTGACAAGATAACCAATGTCCTCAAAGGCATTAGTAATCTTCGCATAATAAGTCTTAGCCTCTCCAACTGTCAAACCTTTGACATTCTCACCAACAATCACCTTGGGTTGGATACCTTTGGCAACACGGATGAACTCGAAGAACAAGTCTTCAATATTTTCAACCTTCTTACCATCGGAGTAATTCTTAGTTTTACCCCAACCGTCAGAGTGTTTAGATCCTTCTCCACGACACATAGACCCTGCTACAGAGAATGCTGAACAAGGTGGTGACCCATCAAGAATATCAAGTTCTCCAGGTTTGATACCTGTCCTCTTTAAGAAGTCACCACCAGTCAATTGTTTGATGTCATCAGGAACAATGTGAGTAGATGGATAGTTTGCGGCGTAAGTTTTTCTTGCTTCTTCTACAAACTCATTGATACACAGAATCTTACCACCCGCAAGACGGTAACCAGTAGAGGAACCACCTCCACCAGCGAACGTAGAAATGACGGTGAACTTCTCTTGAGCCTCACCGTCATAAACATCTTGTAGATTATATGGAAATGTCATATCGTTTTTTCTTTTATTTAGCCCGTCACTTAATAGCAATAACTCCAACAAACTGATGGTTTCTCCAGAAGATTTGACAGTCCTTGAAACCAGCACACCATATCATAGACTTGAGTTCTTCCCAAGTATTTGGTTTCAACATATCACGAAGTTCTTTCTCCTTGTCCATGATCTCGTCAGCTGTGAATGACTTCTTCTTGTAGTCATAGTGATTGAAGGTCAACAGTTCTTGGAAGAACGCATTCTCACACATCAACTTCTCTGCGAAGATGAATGCACCACCTTCATTCAAACCATTATAGATCTTATTGACCGTATCTTGACGAGTTGTCTTGGGCATGAACTGAAGAGTAAAAAGTGAAGTCACCAAAGAACAGTTCTTGAACTCATAGTTGGTGACATTACCACGGACAAACTCAAGAATAGCCCAAGGGAAGTCTTTACGGACTTCCTTATACCTATCATCAAGATCATCATAGAACCCACCAGCAAGTTCGACACCTACGTATTGAGCCTGTTTACGTGACTGGTTATTGGCAAGGATCATCTTGGTAAGTTTACCAGTAGAACAACCCACATCAACGACTTTGGTATGATCTTCCACAAAGTATCGAGAGAACGATACAGTATCCTCCAGGAGGTTTGAGTAACCCCGAATAGATTTGTCAATATGATTATCGAAACCTTCTGGTGAATGTGCGAAAGAAAAGTCGTATGTCATTTTCCAACTCCGTAGTCTGGTGCAGCTTCTGTTTCAAGTTCACTAATCTCCTTTGCAGCTTCTTCAAGAGCAGATTCGATTTGTGTATCCAGTGTACTAATAGTTTCACGAATGTCAACAATACGTTGAGGGATACACGTCGGATCGTAAGTATATCCTTCGTGTTCTTTATATAGCACCTGGCGAATTGCAGCTGCTGTTCTTACATCAAGTTCAAGTTTAATCACAGGTCTCCCTCCTTACGGTTTTCAGAATAATGAACGTCAAATGTTCCTGCAGGATATCGTGCAGACAACTTCTCAACATTCATCTCAAGAATTTCGTCGAATGAAATGTCAAGAGCCATACACGCCTGAGCAACATACCACATAATGTCACCCAGTTCACGTTTCATATGAAACGCATTATCTTCGTTGTAAGGTTTACCTTGAAGGAAGATCTTCTTTACAACTTCAGTAAACTCACCAGCCTCTGCACTGATACCAAGAGCAGCAGTCAACAGTTGAGTCACATTTGCGTCATCCTTAACCTCAAGTTCACTCAGTCGAGCAGACAAAGTGGGCCAGTCTAGACTTGGTTGACTTGTGGTCTGGCGGACAAATTCAATATATTTTTGAGGATCAATTTTATTTTGAGACATAGTAAAAGTCATGGGTTAAATGGTTCTTGTTGAGTATCAGGTAAAATTTGTTGAGGTGGTAACTCGGGATCACCAGGTATTGTTGTGTGAGAAACATCTACAGTTTCTTGAGGAGGAAAGTATATTTTAACATAGGTATAATCATATGCCCAGTTTCTCTCACAGATTTCTTGTGCGTATTTTTCAGACCCACAATGACAATACCTATTACCTCTTGTATCTCTCACTTCAAAATAGTGAGCAGGTTCATTTATTACAAGTTTAGATTGTAATTCTCTTGTCGTAAGTCCCATATCAGAACTTAAATCCTTCAAAGGATTTCTTTGGTTTATCATCGTAAGTATACTCCTCTTCTTGTTTATTGTCAAGAAGATCATTCTGTGCGACTTGTTCACAATCAAACAGTCTCATCTTAGCACGATCAATACCAACAACAAATCTCTTGTAGATACTCAGATCGTTGTATCTGTTCTTCAATTGTTTCACCAGTATCTGTCCCAAGGATTCAAGTTCCTCGGTAGAAATAAGGGCAAACATAAGATCAGCAGTAGCAGGGAGTCCAAAGGACTCACTAGTATCAGTAAGCTCGACATCAGAGCTACCATAACCAGAACGAGTGGTCTGCGTGGCAGATACGATAGGGACGTTTGCCTCACAAGCCAGTCCTCTAAGTTCTTCTGCAATAGACTTAATAATCGTATATGAATTAACATTGCTGCCTCCCCGATACCTAGAGGAAGCACAAATATTAAGGTAATCAATGAAAATAATGTCAGGTCTAAATGACTTCTTAAGTGCAAGTTCATTAAGAAGTGACTTAAAGTGTCCACTGTGTGCGGTCGCGGTTGGATATTCTTTGATTATAAGAGTGCCCTGAGTCTTTTGTGCGAGGTTTGTCACCTTTTTCTCAAAAGTCTGTTTGGGTAGTTCAGTAATATCTTGAATATTTACATTCAGAAGATTGGCATCAATACGTTCCGCAATCTTCTCTTCTGCCATCTCACAAGTGATGTACAAGACATTCTTATTCTGAAGAAGGCAAGATGATGCCATGTGACACATGAACAGAGACTTACCTACACCTGTACCTGCAAGAGCAATGTTTAGTGTCTTGTTAGGTAGACCACCCTTAGTGATCTTATTGAAGTACTCAAGATCGAATTCAATCTTGTTCTCCTTCTTGTGATACAACTCAAATCGTTCTTCATAATCATTCAGATAATCGTGACCCACATGATTATCAAAACTGACACTAAGTGCATTAGACAGAATAGAGGGAATTGCATCAGGAGACTTCTTGTCATCCTGACCATCTGCAATCTGAATCGACTCCATCAGAGCAAGATAGATTGCACGTTCCTTACACCACTTCTCTGTGGTGTCACATAACCACTCAAACTCCTGTGGTTCCTCAGTCAAGTTACTGACCAAGTGAACCAACTCTTTGAATGACTGTTCATTGATATCATTCCTCTTTTCAATCTCAATACTCAGGACTTCCTGTGTAGGTGTCTCATTGTATTGATTCACAAAACCAACAATCTCCTCGAACACAATCTTCTGATTATGATCTTGGAAATATTCTGATCTGATAAAGGGAATTGTTTTTCTTAGGAACTCTTCATTGTGTAGTAGATTCTTGAGAACAAGAAATTCAACTCTCTCCATAACTAAATTCTTTCCGTGCAATTTGATCTAACTGTTCCATCACCTCAGGGGTGAAGTATGTCTCAGGGTCTTTCAGAATGGCCTTGGCATAAACCTTCTTACCATCAATCTCATACCGACCTGCTACATTCTTCCACAGACCACCAATTTCTCCAAGTTCTAACAGACCATAATATTTGTCCAGTCCTCTCTCATCATAGTAGAGACGAACTGTGACATCTTTGTTCTCTTTACTCAGACGCGACTTAGCAGTCTTTGCCTTGATAAGGTTTCCAACGATTTCTGTTCCATCTTTTTCTTTTTTCTTTGAGAGATATATGATAGTAGAAGCGGCGTACTTAAGGCCACTGCCTCCACCCATCTCTTTTGTAGGAACATAAGAACCGATAACATCGTAGGTATGATTGGTTACAATCATTGGAATGTTTGCTTGACCCAACTTCAAAGTCAACATTCTGAATGCACCTTTGACTAGTTGAGATTTAGTCATATCTCTTACCTGTTTGTCATTCAATGCGTCAGTGATCTCCTTCTCAGTTGATAACATACCCAAGGAGTCTAACACAAACATACATGGTTTGCGTTCATCGACAGGTTTTTTTAAGTATATATCAACAGCTCTTAGTGCTTTGGATCTAAACTCCTCAATTGTTACGACATTCACAACAACTAGACGACTTAGGTCAATACCACGACTCTCAAGAAGAGATTTATTAACTGCTGCTTCAGTGTCAAAGTACAGACAGTAACCGTCAGGATTACTATCCAGAAAATTCTTAACCACAGCGAGACT